TTTCAAGGTGATAATACCAGTTATAATGCAATTGAGTTTTTTAGTGCCGCAGCCACAAATTTAAGCGGTAGAAATTTTGCGATAGGATTAGACTCAACGGGTTATATCAATATAGGAGGTAACAACCATCTTATACTATCATCTAATAACGGATTTAGCTCTACGGCCAACAGGGTTTGGGTAAGAAGCTCCGCAAGGGATGTTCTTTTTCAAGCGAATGGAAGAACCTATGTTTCATTTAAGGAAAATGGTGAAATGTACATAGACCCTGATAGCGGTTCCGGCTTAGGTATTGGATTAACTTCTCCCGAAGCTAGACTACACGTAAAAGGAGAGCATGACGACTTGGTGTTTCGTGCTGAAACAAGCGGAGGCGTTAACGTTTTAGACATTGACGACTTAGGAAATATAAACATGAGCAACTTACCAACAACTTCAGCTGGATTAAGTTCAGGTGATTTATGGAATGATTCAGGAACATTAAAAATAGTATAATATTAAAACAAAATACAAATGTCACAATTACCAGTAATTACATACAAAGCAACAAATTCAAGTTTAAAAACTGATGGAGGCGAAACAATTTCAGAAGTTGTTTTTAAAAACGTTTATTCAACTTACAGCCGAAACATACAAGGTGGAGGGTTAAAAGCTGATTATAAATGTGAATCGTCCGAATTACCGGAAAACGATTCATTTATGTTAGCGGCTAACGGTGTTAGGGTTAAAAACATAACTTATACAATTCCCGACGAAATTGTAAAAGAATACAATCCTGAACAACACCCAATCGTTGATAAGCAAATGCTTTGCGATACTTTTTCGATTGATCCCGCAAATATGGATATATTAATCGACGGTGTTGTTGTTCCTGATGAAACGATTGTCGCTTTAGGAGTAAGGGAGTACATAATTTCATTAATAGAGGCATAAACGAAACGGAAATATTCGTAAATTTACGGGGATAACCAATATAATCATAGACAAATGGAAAACGAATTAACAACAGAAAAAGCGTTTGAAAGTTTAAAAGAATTAGTTTACAAAGGGGTTCCGTTTCAGGGTTCGTTGATTGAAATCGAACAAAAGAAACAAGCCGTCGAAAAACTATTCGAAACTATTGAAAACGCTTTAGATTTAAAGCAATAAGATTCAGAAAATGATAATGTAACTTTGGACTATGACTAAGGCATACTTTTATTTAAAAGACTTATTCACGGAGTCGATAATAAATAACGGCGACGAGTATCGTTGTAGAATTCATGCTGTGCAAATTGGCGGGGTTAATCAATTAACCGTCGATTATTTTGCCGAATCAACGAACAATTTTGAAGTCCCATTAACTAACTGGGAATTTTCAGATTGTACGGATAACGGTTCAACAATTGACGCTTGCGAATTAGGCGGTTTAACTGATTCATGGAATCCTTTCTTTTCAAATTTAGCGGGGAAATACGACAATGTTGTAAATAGTCAAAACAGAGGAGCTTTTTTAGAATCTGATTCGCTTAATCCATACGGAATTGAAGGAATGGGGTTCGGTTTCGATTTGTTACAAATTCCAATAAACGACATTCCTTCGGGAGGTTCAACGGGGGCAAGCGCAAACGGCGCATTTTTTGTTTATCTCGACGAAACGCAAGATTTTACGTTTACAATAAGGGTTGAAAGTAGAGATTCGGGAATGGTTAATTTGGCCGACGTTAGACACGTTTATACTTACACGGCGTTAACTGGTGCGTTTTCATATACTTACCAAGATGTCCTTCCAAGCATTCCTGCCCCACCAATTGAGGCAACCGAATGGGCATTTTTAAGTGGAGGAAACGCGGGTTGGGTTGATTTCGGAATTGGTTCAACGGGAGGGGATTTGGGCAACGATCCAATTGCTGTTCGTTCTTTTTGTTCGGCACCAACAACACCGGATCAACCGCAAACAATTGTTTCAGGGGATTTGGATGAATGTTGTTATAAATCGCCAGTTTTGGCACATACAACCCAAAACGAGGAATGGAAAAACGATATTAATTCGTTCTTATTTAAAAGAAACTTTTCAAGCGAAACAATAGCGTTAACACTGCAGAAAAATGGGATTACAGATTTGCCAATTGTCAACGACGATTATGGAACATACTACGATTTCGGAGCGTTTGGGGATTATCCAAATTACAAAGGAATCAAAATCGAATGGCAAAAAGTCCTATTACTTGAAGGCGAGGGAACATATCGGATTAAAGTCGAATCGAACTTTTTAACTGGTTCCGAAACGACTTATTCAATACCGTTCGAACTAAAAGAATATACACAAACACACGCAAACGGAACGTTCAGGATCCAATCGATTCAAAATGGTTATCTTCGTCACATCGATTTTGATTTTACGAATCTTAATTGGATCGACGGATTAAGGGTTCGCGGTTTCTTCGGAAATAGGCAAGCGGAATACGAACTGGAAAACGTTCTTTATGCAAATAGAGATTCAAGACAAGTTCGTTCGGAGTTAATCAATAAATACGTTTGTCAAACGATGTTGATCCCGGATTGTATAACTGACCAAATTATCGAATATCATAACTTTGCGAATAAGCTTTATTTCACTGATTACAATTTAAATAATCATAAAAAAACATACATTCAAAAAGAAGTGGTTTTTGACTCAATGGAAACGATAGAATATAAAGACATTACAACATTCGCACCGTTACAATTGAATTATAAAGACTTTAATCAAAACTATTTAAAAATTAATTCTTAATATTATGGCTTCAAAAAAAAGACAAAACAAATATGTTTCAAAAACACTTAAACCTGTTCGTAGATCAAATCCAGGGAAAAGGGTTAAGAAATGACGTGAAAAACGACATACTCTTAACATTGTTAGTGTTGGCGATATGTTCGGATGTATTTGGTTCAAGAATTGCAAACATACTTTTTCCATCAAGTGATAATGCTTATTGGAATGCGTTTTTTTGTTTTCAATCTTTATCGGCGTTTTTCTTTTCTTCTCTATTAATGCACTTATACAGGTTTTATTTTTACAGGCCATTTAAAAAGGGTTTGTTCCGTTGGTTGGTTGAATCATGGTTTGCTATTTGTTGCGGGGATTTATTGGACAACTTATTTGGAGGTCGATATGAAACAAATATTTTCGATTTTTTAACGTTGGGTTGCATTGTATCGAGTTTATTAAACATTTTATGGCATCGTTTCGTAAACAAAGAATAAACGTTCTATTTTCATTAAAAACGTTAAAAATTCAATATCTTAGCAAGTGAATACATTGTTTAAAAAAATGGACAACAACTTTTTGGATTTAGCTTCGGACTATGTTTTTGCGTTTATTTCAATCGTCGGAACGTATATCGGACTTGATTCAATTCCCGAAGGCCAAACACTTATTCAGATCGTAACATCTAGCGGTTCGGAATCGGCTGTTGATGTTACTCAAAAAATAATGACAATCCTTTCCCTTTTTATTTCGTCTATTGCTGGACTTATCCCAATAATTAAAACCGTAAAACGAAACAAAAAGTAAAATAATTCGTTTATTTGCGGATTATGAAACACTTTTGGAAGTTTGTGTTGTTGATATATTTGGAGGATAAAAAAGTAGCTTCGCAACGAATCGGTTTATTCCTATTAATTTCCTTGCTTATTTTACGTATTTTTAAAATATGTTTGAAAATAGCGTAATTAAATACGTTGTTGATGGTGACGTTTGCATTGTAACATATAAACACGGGTCCATTATCGACAACGACATAAGTGATTTAATTGTTTGGGAAAAAGAGAAATTAATCAAGTCGCACAATATCAAAAAGTATGTTGGTGTGATCCATTCATCGGTTAAGATAAAAGCCGAAACTATGAAGAAATTCACAACAAAAAAAGCGATTGGAGGCGTTGACGTTATCGCGGTCGTTTATATTGCTGATAAAAAACACGTTGAAAAGTTCTATTTATTCGGCGTAAAAATCCTTAATACATTGGTTAAACTATTGTTGAAAAGTCCTAAACTAGCTTTTTTTAATGATGAACAAAGCGCAATTAATTGGGCAAAAAATGTATATTTGTAAAAAAACACAATGGCGAAAAAATACCAATGGGGGCAAACATCTTTAAACCGAATGAAAGGACTTGACGAAAAACTTGTTCGCGTTTTATTTCGCGCGATTAGAATCGCATCAATGAAGAAAGACGGCATTGATATGTCAATCCCACAATTTGGAGGTATTAGAACGGCGGACGAACAAAACAAGTTGTTCGAAAATGGGTTTTCAAAATGCGACGGTTACAATAAAAAGTCGTACCACCAAAGCGGGAAAGCCGTTGATGTTATTCCATACATTAAAGGGAAAAACGTTTATTCGTTGCCAAATGAAGAACAAGAAATATTGTTCGGTAAAGTTGCGGTTTGTATGTTAGAAGCGGCGGCAATGGAAGGAGTTAAGTTAAATTGGGGCGGAAACTGGAAAGGTTGGTTGGATCGTCCACATTTTGAGATAAGATGAACAGAATAAAACAATTATTCGGGATGGTTCCGAAAGGTTTAAAACTAGATACAATAGTTGATTCGGTAACAACTAACGCGAAACAAAGGAAGTTCGCAAAAATAGCTGTTCGAATCATTCAAATTGGCGTTTCCGTGTATTTATTACAAAAAGGATTAATAGACGATGAAAGCGCGATAAATATTATTAAAGGAGAATAAAGATTCTAGAACCTTGATCTAGGGGTTTAGTTGTGTTTTGAGGTTGGCTTTAATTAGTCAACCTTTTTTTTTGCTTTTTTACTGAATATTTTTGTTCAGCAAGTTATTTTAACATATCTTAGCGGTACATTAAAACACAACGAAATGAGGTACGACTATTTAAGGGAAAAAAAGGTTTTGGAATACGCATCAAAAATAAGAAACAATGAACACGTTTCAAGATTCGCTGTTTATCCTTACCGTTTTGAATTACGCGAAGAATTAAAAGACGATGAAAACGCGTCGCATTATTTAGAATCATTAATCGAATCCGCTTTGGAATCACTTTAAACACAATTATAAAAAATGGGAAATCAAGCTTTACTTAACGAAATCGAAAAAAGAGCGCAAGAAATGGAAAAATACAATTACCATAATCCGCGCAGAATGGCAACGATCAGTTTATTAGAGGAAATCGCAAACTCGGTGGACTTTATGCAAAAACAAGTTGGACACGCTTACAAGTCAATCGAATGGTACAACAACCAATTCGGAATGAGAGCCACAACAAAAGAGCGTTATGATATTTGGAAAATCAAAAAAGCCGCATTAACACGATTACAAAACAGATACAAAAAAACATTGGAAATTTTAATTAAAACAGTATGAAAAAAGAACTAAAACAAATCGCGTTCCCGGATTCGCTTGATTCCGTAGCGCACCAAATGAGAACACACGCAACCGCATTCCATAGGGCGGTTCGTACCGAATCAATGAAGTTCAAAGAGTTTAAAAAGTTTTGTGATAAATGCGACGCAAGGATTGTGGTTCGTAAAGCTGACGGATCGGAAATAAAATTTTAACTTCTAATTATTAATTTAAAAACACAACGAATTATGTCAAAAACACATTGGAAAAACAATTTTGATTACCAGTATTTAGGCGGGTATTCAATCGAGGGCGACGACCTTGAATTAACAATCGTCGAAGTGAAAAACGAGGAAGTCGAAGGACAAAAAGGACAAAAGGAAACTTGTATGGTTCTTTACTTTGAAGAAGTAGACAAAGGAATGATTTGTAACAAGACAAACGCCAAAATGATTCAATCCCTTTATGGGTCGCCATACATCGAGGATTGGATAGGTAAAAAAATCATTTTAGGAACGGAACCAGTTACGGCGTTCGGTGAAACGACAGACGCGTTAAGAATTAGAGCGTATAAACCAAAAGTTCAAATTGATCCGACCGAAGCAATCGAGAAATTAAAGGGGGCGTTGGATATGGGCGACCTTCAAACAATTTGGAAGTCACTTTCAAAAGACGAGCAAAACAATAAAGAAGTAATAACCACAAAAAACACAATGAAAAATGAACTTAGTTAAGGATTTAGAACAAAGAACGGACGAATGGAAAGCAATTCGTAAAGGATCAATCGGTGGAACACGTGTTAAAAGCGTGTTCGCAAAAAATAACCTTCCATTAATTGACGAACTAATTGCAGAAAGACATTCGGACACGATAGAAGAAAATTTCGTAAACGATGCGATGCAAAGAGGAATCGATTTGGAACCAGTTGCAATTGCGGAATTTATGGAAAGAACCGATTTATTTGTTGATACGTTCGGCCTGGTAACAAACGATAAATTCAAAGGTTGCCATTTATCGCCTGACGGTTTAATTTTAGACGGTGCGGAGATTCCAATGGCGGGGGTTGAGGTTAAATGTCCATCGACAAAAAAACACGTTGAATACATTCGAACGAATAGAGTCCCGGCGGAATACAAAAAACAAGTTTTTCATTACTTCGCATTAGTTGAAACAATTGAAACGATGTATTTTGTTTCTTACGATCCACGATTCGAAATCAGACCGATTCACATCGTAACGATTCACCGCGAAGATATTATCGACGACCTAAAAGAATACGAGGAGGGGTTGACGAAATTTATCGCGAAACTAGAAAAAGAGGAAGCGAAAATAATCGATACTTTTTAAAATTGCCTAACCAAACCAAAATCCAACTTTCATTGTTCCCGCGTTACGTTTGCGACGTATGCGGGTGCAAGTTGGATCACAACGGAACGACTTGCGAGAAACACGCAAAACAATGGATTGAATCATTAACAGAAAACACAACGAAAAATGTTAAACAAAAAACTAATTTGGAGAGCGGCGGCTAATTTTAAAGACGATTTGTTCACGATTACCGACTTAATCAAGGAAATAGAAAAGGAGCAAGCCGTCTATTTCAACTCCGATCACAAAATAATCTATAAATGCGACGATATTATAAACGTGGTGACAACCGCTTCGAAACTTAATCGATCCGTTTTAATGGCTAGATCAAGACGACGCGATATTGTTAAAGCTCGTCAAATCGCTATGTATTTAATGGGGGAATACACAAATTTCACATTAAAAAATATCGCACGTTTGTTTGACAGGGACCACGCGACGGTGTTACACGCTAAAAAAGTGGTTGAATCAGCTCTAAGCGGTTTTGATCCTATTTTGAAGGCGCAAGTTGAACAAACTGAAAAAATGCTTAAAATCGACGGAAAACACGAAATTTTAACATGTCGTACGCCGGGTTGTGGCGGCAAAATCTTCCGAAAAGGATTATGCCAAAAACATTATCGAATCTCTTTAAAAGGCGATACGGCGGAATAAATACGTTTACTTTATGCTCTTTTTTCTTTTATTTATTATTTATTTACTTTTCTTTAGTTTACTATGCCTAAAACAGAAAAATAAGTAATAAAATAAGATAAAAGAGTAATAAATAAAGGGATTTGGGACTGGGCGGAGTTAATAATTTAATCCGCTAATTACAGCCCATTTAAAGAAAATCCCTATTTTAGCCGCCCACAACTTTAAAAAACACAGCATAAAATGAAGGAAACACATATAACAGTTTATAAATCCCTTTTTAATCCGAAACTGGGGGACTTTTGCGTCAGCCTTGAAAAAATACTTGGAAGGATTAAAAACGGATCGTCAAAGGCTTTACTGGAGCAAATCCGAAACGAATCCGACAAGGAAAAACGAAACGAATTAAAAAAGTCGTTGCCGTGTATTTTATTCGCGGGAACCTTTTCAGCGCGTAAGGATGATTCACTTTTAAAATCGTCCGGGATTTGTTCTTTGGATTTCGATGATTTCAAAGACGATAATACGTTCAAAGAATGGCGTAAAAGATTAGAGTCGGACGAATATGTTTTATCCGTTTTTACATCGCCAAGTGGGAACGGATTAAAAGCGTTAGTTAAAATCCCGGAATGCGACAAGGAGGAATATAAGCTTTATTTCAAAGGACTTGAAAAACATTTCGAATCGGAATATTTCGATAAATCTTGTAAAAACATTTCCCGCGCTTGTTTCGAGTCATACGATCCGACTATTTACATTAATTACGATTCAACTCTTTTCGTAAACAAATCGGAGGAAGAAGGGTATCAATACACCGAACGTGAACCACAAATCGTTTTAACGCAATCAAGCGAAATTATATCGCGCCTTTTAAAATGGTGGAACGATAACTTTGGATTAATCGAGGGTGAACGAAACAATAATTTATTTGTTCTTGCTTCCGCTTTTAACGATTACGGAATCGACCAACTTGTTGCGGAATCGACTATTTTATCTCAAATCGTAATGGGTTCAATGGCTGAATCCGAAGTAACGAATTTGATTAAATCAGCTTATAGAAATATAGCCAGTCACGGAAGTAAATATTTTGAGGACCGCCAAACATACAAACAAATCGAAACGCAATTGCATAAAGGCGTACCAATCGAAAAGATTAAAGACGCAATTCCACAAGCGGATCAAGAGGTTATCGAATCGATTAAAAACAACTCAAAAGAGATCGTATTTTGGTATGAAATCGAATCAAAGTCAGGAAGTCGAATCGTTATCGATAACGTTCAATTCAAATTGTTTTTGGAAAAGAAAGGATTCTATAAATTTTACAATGATGATAAATCGGAAGTCCCTTTGTTTATCAATATTGAAGAAAACATCGTCCGAGCATCATCCGCAACCAAAATAAAGGATTTCGTTTTAAATTACCTTTACGACAAATCGGAATTGGATATTTGGAACGTTCTCGCATCGTCAACGAAATATTTTAGTGACGCATACTTATCGTTCTTGGATTCAATCGAGTTGAAAATGATGTCCGACACAAAAGACATCGTTTATTTATACTTTCAAAATGGAGTTGTTGAGGTAAAAGATAGCGGAACAAAATTGATTGATTACATAGATTTAGACGGTTATTTATGGAACGATCAAATTATTAAACGAAACTACGTCGAAACCGAATCGGATGAAAACGATTTTAAACAATTTATCCATCGCGTTTGTGGTGACGATTTGAACCGAGTTAAAACAATGGAAACAACACTTGGTTATTTAATGAGTTCGTTCAAATCTAAAACCGACCAAAAATCAATCATTTTCAATGACCAGGAGATAAGCGACGGAAACCCGAACGGAGGAAGTGGAAAAAGTTTATTATTAACCGCGTTAGGGCAATTCAAAAAAACCGTAACAATCGACGGGAAATCGTTTGATCCGTCCAAAGGCGATTTTATTTATCAGCGTGTTGGACTTGATACTCAAATCCTAGCGTTCGACGATGTTAAAAAGAAATTCAACTTTGAAGCGTTGTTTTCGATTATTACCGAAGGGATAAGCGTCAACCGAAAAAATAAAGATGAAATATTTATCCCTTTTGAAAAATCGCCAAAGATTATAATCACAACAAACTACGTTTTAAGCGGTTCCGGTTCGTCACACGATAGACGACGACACGAAATCGAATTGTATCAATATTTCAACCAATATCGAACGCCGTTGGATGAATTCGGAAAGTTACTTTTTGATGAATGGGACGCAACAGAATGGAACAACTTCGACGCGTATATGATCGGTTGTTGCCGTATGTTTTTAAAATTCGGACTTATCAGACCTGAAACGATTAACGCGAATATCAAACGATTTATTCAATCCACATCTAAGGAGTTTTACGATTTTATTATGGATGAATCATTGCCGATTAACTGCAAGGTTTATACGTCCGAAATCGTGGACGAATTCAAACGCGAGTTTTCGGATTATGCAAAACTTTCCAATCAAAAGTTTATCGTGTGGGTTAAAAACTGGTGTGATTATAAAGGATTTGAATACGAGGCAATTAAACATCCTAAAAGAGGGTTTAAAATAATAAATAACCAAGAAGAAGCAACAGACGATTTACCGTTTTAAGATATGAGCAAAGAAATAATTATTACAGGAATGAAAATCGAAAAGAATCGATTAATCATAACCGAAGTAAAACAAGTCGATTCGAACGGAATGCCAACGCGAAAAGTTAATTTAAACGAACATTTCGCCGTTGCATTAAAAGCGTCAATAATTCAATTGGATTTAGAACACTTAAAAGAAGATTATTAATGTTCGAACTAAGACCAATACAAAAAAAGAAATCGACGCAACTTGCCGAGGTTGTTAAAAAGAATCGAATCGGTATTTTAGCGGGGCAAGTAAGATCTGGAAAAACATTAACCGTTCTTGCAACCGCCGAAAAGCTGAATAAAAAACACGTTCTTTTTGTTACCAAAAAAAAGGCGATTAGTTCGATTCAATCTGATTACGAACTCGGACAATTCGATTATAAATTAACACTTATAAATTATGAGTCGGTACACAAAGCCGAAACAAAAGGCGTTGATTTGGTAGTTTGTGACGAATCTCATTCGCTCGGCGCATTCCCGAAACCATCGAAACGAGCCAAAGCAATAAAAGATATTGTTTTCCCGAAACGAATTGATTTGATCCTTGCAAGTGGTACATTACACCCGGAGTCGTTAAGTCAAATATTCCATCAACTTTTTGTTTCGTTTTTTACACCGTTTGAGGAACCAACTTTTTATCGTTGGGCGAATACTTACGTTAATAAATACACGATGAAGTTGAACGGTTTCGATGCGACCAGGTACGACCGAACATTTAAAGAACTAATCGAACAAAAAATAAATCCGCTTAAAATCACAATGACACAATCCGAAGCGGGTTTCAGGTCAAAAGTAACGGAGCATTTCGAAACGGTTGAATTGAATCCGAAAACGTATCAGATCATCGAG